TATAATGTTATCAGGTTTCTTGTGGAATGTCAAGCTTCATCATTAATTTCTTCGATTTTTTGAAGAGTTAGTTCTTCAAGGTTTTCTATTGAATTTCATAATTTGTTGCACTATTCATGCCATCTTTCCTACCTATTTTATAAGCGTCTTCACAATAAGCATATAGATAACAGTCAAAATCACTGTACGTCCATGTGCCATCTACAATCCATCTCATGGCTTGAATGGGTCTTACTGCAAGCCATTCTTCGTCTGTAGATTTTCCAGCCCTTGGTCCTGTATAGTCTTCTGGATAAACTTTAGAACTCATCAAATTAAATTTCAGTTTTTTTGGGCATGGAAGTTATTTGAATATACCCGTTACTACTTTCCAACATTTCACAAATATCTTTAACGCTTTCTTTAACCATGTACGCAAAACCAGTCTCTAATAAAATATTAGAACCTATTTCTTTGCCGTAATCATCTCCAAATCGACTTATGGTCGGAACAAACCCACAAATTTTGTCTTTATTGACATAAAGAGAACCACCCTTTTCTGATCCATTAGCTACTGTTAGTTTTAGCAGATTCATATTAATCCTTCTTGGTCAAATATAGATGCAAATTTTTCTACATTTTCATCAATCACTGATGTAAATTTTGCTACATCCTCACTCATATTATCAAAATTATTTGGTTCATAAATACGTCCAACTGCAAATTCTGTTGTTTGTTTTCTAATCTCTACACCTGTTTCTTTAGGCAATTCACTACACAGATGCTGAAAATCTTTCATAGCTGATTCTAGATTGTCATGTATGTAATCTACATGAAATTCTTTTTCCCTTGGTGGGAGAAAAATAATATAATGGCCCACCAAATATTTTACAGTTTGTTGTTTTGATTTATTTTTATTCTCCATCTTCTGTTAATTTCTTCAGCAAATTCATATTGCAAACAATACGGTCACAACTACTCCAATCTCTAAACTCTATAGATTCATCATATTTTAATTGTTCAATATCTAACGCCTTTTTCAATTGTTCGATACGATCTACAGACAATTTTTGTTTAATAAAATTAAGAACCTCTTCTGCTTCTTCATCAGTTAAGTGCAAAGTAACTTTACTAGTATCATATTTTGATCCATAGTTAAAGCTAAAAGACATTTCTGCGGGAGCTTCATATTGATCAAAACATTTACCAGAAAAATCTGAATAATAGACAGCTTCTTCTTTACTAGCTGGTTTAGTTATTTTTTTCATATTAAGAAGCAGAAATATAATCACCAATGTACCATACCATTGCAGTGAGTTTGTTATTGTCCAACACTCTTCCTTCATATGGATCTAGAATACCTCCAACATCATTAGCCAATGCATCTTCAATTTTGTCAATGAAGATCTTAGCGAGTTTATCTAGTTGCTTCTTTTGCTCCTCAGAGAGCTGATAGTTTGAGTGCCCCATATTATTTGGTTTCCTGTGAAGTATAAAATTTGTTTAAATTCCAAAAAGCTTTGTCAATTAATTTCTGCTGCTCTTCCTCTGATAGTTCTCCATTGGAAACTCTATGCATGTAGCTCCAACGATCAGCATTGTCAATCAATTTCTGAATACCTTCTGTATTACTTGCAATGAGCATCATGTTGATGTTGTGCAAGAACTGTTCGTATTGTTCTACTTTTTCTTCAAGAGTTGGTGTCATAATCAAAAAAGCTTAAGGTAAATCTTTTTCTTTATTTTGCAATTCAATCAAAGCATCAACCAAATCTGGCAAAAGATTTTCTTTTAAATAAATACAATGATGTTCTCCTTTGAGAGATTGAAACACTAAATAACCTCTATCCAAAAAGATAGCCCAATCTTCATTAAAATGATCTGCTCCTTTGGGAAGGAGAATTGCGTCTAGAGGTATTTCCATAATTAAATAGTTTCTGTAGCTTTTAACACTACTAAGTGATTCAATAAATAATACAAAGAATGTTGGAGCAACAATTCAGAATTGTAATTACCACTAACATATAGATCAATAATTTTATGAATACTATATGGTGTTTTAATATGTGCTAACTCTTTTCTTAGAGTTTCACAATTATCAATTTGTTTGTATAAACTTTGTATATCAACTGTCTTTTGCATGATCGATATCATCTCATTTTCTTTCTGGATTGTCAATCACTTTTCCATATCTTTCTTTAGCATGTTCATAACACAAAGTCTTATGCCAGCCAATAGTATAGGTTTTTCCCAAATTACCACATTTCTCACAAGTAATTTCTGACATACTTTCTGCCATATCAATTATACCATCTACATAAGGTGTAAGATTATCAACATAAACACGAAGAGTACCAAACTTTTCTTTAATTTGACAAATCTTAGGAACCTCTTGCTCTTCTTTTTCTAAAAGATCTTTGCACTTTTGTATCTCTTCTGTATTACCTTCATCTGTAGCTTTCTTAAGCCAGTAATCACAATTACGTTTAATATTTTTATATCTTCTATACATTAAATGACACATAGCTTCAATAATGTGATCCCATCCAGCATCTGTTTCTAAGCCAAATAAATTAATAGGTTGCATGGCTTCTCCCTCTTCTTTGTAAAAAAGAAGAGGGTAATTTTCTTTTAATTCATCTAATAATGTTTTCATAAACCAGTATTTAACTTATTTTTAAAATCTTCAACTTGTTTGAATAATGATAGTAGATCTTCTTTTGTTTTATCAACAGTCACCATAGAACGAACTGAATAAGGAGTTATAGTTCCCCCCCAGCAATCAGATACTTTCAAATGACTGTATCCTTGATTTTCCAAATCATGAAGCTGTTTAATAATCTCTGAAATAGGATTATCAAGAATATTAAGAACAGACAATTTTTTTTCACTGTAGATATTTTTTGTCATAAAATTTCACCACCAACTATTATAATACACTGCATTACCAGATGCAATAGCTCTTTTTGCATCATATACAAAATTTAGATCATCGTTTCTAGCATAATCATCATATTCCCCACTTCCAAAAAAGAAACCACTCTTTCCTCGAAAAAAGATTTTACCACTCATTATTTCTTTTTCCAAATTATTTAAATCTTCTAATGTAAGACGAAGAGGAATACAATTAAAATCTTTTTCTGTTCCTCCCTTTTCACGATAAAGCATTTCCATCCAATTATGGAGATGGCGATGCTTTCGCCAATACTTTAATTCAACAACTTTTGTGAATTTATCCTCATTGAATTTAAAATCATCCACTACCATGAGTGGACTTACTTCGTAAGCATACATGTTTAGTCCCATATAGATTGACTATCCTTTTCAAATAATTTTATTAGTTTTTTTGAAAAAAAACATGGTAGTACCAATTAAGCACTATACTTAATTATTTATTTTATTTGTTAGGGATTATTATAAGGACATTTAACACATGCATGTTTTCATCTCATTACCATAAAGATCGCACAAGATCTTAGGGTATTTTTTTTTGCAGTTGTAGCTCTAAATCTTGTTTCATCTCAAGTTAATTGAATTGTATTTGTCCAATCTTCCCATCCGCGTGGGGCAAACCAACAAACTACTCCATATTTGGTTTGTTCAAAGAAAAGATAATTATATTCATTTACCTTTTCATCTTCTTCGTTTTCTGCGCCAAGAACAATATCGAACCAAGAGGGACAAAGACCCTCCACATCTTCTTTGCTTAATTCTGGAAATTCAAAAGAAGCCGTTTGGATATTCAAATATCTTTTTTTGGAATACATTACGTCGCCACCATAACAACGATGTATTAAATTTGGATATTTAAATTTAAAAAAATTGCCACAATCTTTGTTTACCCAATCTACAGTCACGGAAATAAATCCATTTGAATGGAGTTGTGCCAACGGTTTGGCAAATTTAAATTTAAACTTTTTCTCAAACTGTTGTGTATTTTTTAAAAAGATTTTCATTCGTTTATTTCAGAAAGAAACATTTCAATAATTTCTTCATTCTCTTCTTCGGAGCCTTCCTCCTCTAACCAATAAACTGAATCTACGGCCCAATTATCATCTCCCTCATTCCAATTGGCAAACACTAGAAAACTTCTACCGTCTTCAGTTTCGCCCTCAAATTGGCAATTTTTTGACACAAGTCTTTCGTTGTTGAAATTAATTTTCATTTATTAAATGCTATTATAGCAATCAATCTTATCTTTAAATTTTGTTTCTAAATCGCTTCTTCTGTAATGGTTTCCATCATAAGATAAATCTTTTTTATCTTCTGGTTCATCAATTTTTTCATTAAAAATTTCACTAAGTCTTTCGAAGACGTTTTTTAAATTATTGTATTTTCCAACATAATTAAAGTGTTGAAAACTTTCAAAAGTATAAATTGCATCTTTACATGGTTTATACCAAATATTTAAATATTCAAAATAAAATTCAGAGTCTTCCAGCACTAGATCAACAAATTCTTCTATAGTAACGTCGGTAAATTGTTTTAAAACTTCTACTTGGTTTGCTTGAAGAATGGTTTTAATGTTTTTTGAAACATTTTTTAAATAAGAAAAACATTCGTAAACTTGATCAACTGGATGATTTATAATTGTAAATACAAAATCATCTTGTTGTAAATTTAAGTGGGAATTTCCAAAAACCCCATACAAAAATTTATCGGTCCTTATGTGCTTGGCAGTTTCTGGAATTGCAAATAAAATATTATTTTTTGTTAACCAATCATTTTCATTTTTTAAAAGAAATGGATAGTGAAACTGCAAGGCGTCTTTTCTTTTATTGGTAATTTTGTTAATAATTGAAGGATACAACCTTCCAGGTGCTGCTTGATATATTAACATATAAAATTAATTTTTAGTTAAAGAGCAATATGAGCAAGCTAAACCGCCTTCTTCGCTCTTAAAGAAGACTCCCATTTTGCAACTGCTGCAATGTTCATACTCTGAAGATTCAGATTGTTCATTGACGGTTGACAACGGCTCATCAGGAGAAATTGTCCTCGGGCATGACAATCCATTTTGGACAAAATTATTATATTTTTTTGTTGCCTCGAAAGCGGGCTGAATTTTAATATCATTTTTATTTGCTAAGACTTTTTCAAAAATTAAAAAAGTAATTGCAGAAGTTACAAGCGTCAATGCTGCGAGTTTGATGTATTTTTTCATATGCAAAGAATATGCGTTTTTCCTAAAAAAGTCAAGAATTTTCAAACAATTTGATTTCGGATGGACATGCAATTATATTAATTTCTTTTTCTTTGTAATAGATATCGTAATTAATTAATTCAAAGAAATTTTTAATTTTGGAAATGTCTGACTTAAAGATTTCAACAATTAAAAACGGTCTATATTGCTTAATAGTGTCTTTAGCTCCCTCTAAAACTTCCATCTCCATGCCTTCTACGTCTATTTTCAGAAGGTCCAGTCTTTGAAGATTTAGATCGTCAATTCGAATTTGTTGAATATCAACAACATTTTTTTCAAAATCAATTTCTTGACCAATGTCTTCGTGATTTTTATTTTTTAATTCAAATCCTCCGAAATTTGCACTTTTAGAGTGATCAAGAAAGGGGATTTTAATTATTTCTGTCTTTGCTCCAACTGCCACGTTTAATGCTTTTGTATTCATGCAATTATTTAAGATTAAATTGCCACATAAAGCATAATAAATTTTTTCTTGAGGCTCGAAGCAAAGTACTGATCCCCAATTTTGCATGAATCTAGCCCATTCAATTGATAGAACGCCTATATTTGCCCCACAATCGAGAGCCAATACACCTTCTCCATTTCTTTTTCTAGACTTAGCTAGCAAGTCTATTCCCATTTGAATTTCCTTAAATCCAAATTGAGAATAATTTAAAATATCATGTCCAATTCCAACAGGTGCATCACCTTGAATAGAAAAATCATTTCTATTCACAATTAGTGGACCATGATCACTAGAAGTTAAAATAAAATTATTTTTAATAAAAGTTGGGTAGTACATAAATTATAAACAGATCATCCACAGAATGGCAGCTTCAAACAAATGAATATCATAACCTTTAATTGAAAAAAAATCCATAGTCTTATTCCAAAAAAATTGAATAATTAAGCCTGCAAAAACAGTAGAGAGTAAAGAAAAAATTCTTGCCTTTAGAGTTTTAAGGTGAATTAAAATTCTTTTTTTTGTTTTATGCCACCATGTTTGTTTTCTTATCATAGGTCATATTTTAATTTAAAAAAAAGAAATTTTATTTTGTTATAAATTTCAATTTTATAGGCTTTAATTTCGTGATCAGCAAACACGTAATCAACCTTTTTGTCAAAAAGGTAAATAAATCCAAGATGTTTTTTAAAAAATGGATTCGCATCTTTTACAAATTGAAATCTTTCTTCCTTAAGAAGGAAAGTTAGCTCTTGTCTGCCAGCTTTAAAATATTTATTTAAATCTCTCCGTGAGACATAAAAATGTTCTCTTTCTTTAGTCATAAAAGAAAATATCGTCTGTGGAAAACCATCCAATTATTTTGTTGTTTATATCATTGAATAAATATAAAATTTTGCCATCAGACTCTAAAATGGAATCTCCTGAATAGATCCCAACGCCTCTATATTTTCGACTTTCAGATTTAAAAAAATAAAGATGAGGCTCATACCATAAAAAATATTTTTTTCCTATTTCTGGGATCATACTTATAATAAAATTAAATTCCGTAGGTTATAGATGGATTTAAGAAATAAATATCATGCTGTTCGCCGTTGATATCTGTTGGCCGAATAAACTTTCTACCGTATTCGTCCTGCATAACGGGAACAGTTTTATTTTCACTTTCTAAAAATTTTGTATGAATTTGACTGTTATTTACAGCAAATGTCGAAAAAATTAAACAAGCGTCACTGAGAATTTCGTCGTCAGTGACGCTTGAAATGCTTTTTAAAGAAGCGTTATAGACCGCAAACGCAGCTAAAGCCGAATCGTTAAAGTCATCATAAGAAATATTGGCAATTTTCATACATAAACATATAGCTCATGTGCGAAAAATTGTCAACAAATTTCTGAAGAAATTAAGCGTAACCGATCAAGGCATTAGGTGTTTTAGGGTTTATAATTCCGTGGGCGTTGTACAAAGTCACTTGAGGAAGTGAATTTGTGTTTTCCTGCAAAGTGCCTGGAACCTCTGTGGGCAAAGAGGTCTTAGGCATTGAGTCATTTGATTGCCTCAAAAAGGCAATCAAGGGCATTGTTGCGTTGTAGTTAGTTACTTGTGGGGTTGTGGGTGCTGTTTGCATAAATTAATCTTGCGCCTCTTCTAGAAATTTTTTAAGTAAAGAAACTATCGCTTCATTAAAAGTAAGTTCGTTTTGATGCGCATAAAGAATTAATTCTATTAATAATTCTTTAGAATAATCTTGTAGATTTATTGTCAATTCATTCTTCATCGTCTTGTTGCTGAATGTTTAATCCTAAAAATCCAAAAATAAATAAGATTACTAAAAAGGGATAAAGCAAAGTCGCCATCACGGCGATGAACAGTCTTTTATAAAATCTTTCAACGGCATTTAAAAAATTATTAATTTTCCGTAACATTTTTATTTGTTTTAAAAAACTCAATAATATCTTTTACAGTCGTTAATTGCATTGTCATCATGTGGTCAATTGAGACATCAATTCCAAATTTTTCTTCGACAATAAAAGCCAATTCAATCGTATCCAAAGAATCAATATTTAAATCGTTGATTAAATGAGAATCAATTGTTGCAATTATCTCTTTCTTTTTTACTTCTTTAAGGTACTCATTCAAAGAAGTAATTATTATTTTTTCGTAGTCTGTTTCAGTTGTCATATTCATTGAACCATTTATTAATAAGTTTTAATGCTATCTTAATTCGAGCTTTCTCTCTTTCTCTTGTTTCTTTTGGTCCCGCCAAAGTTAAATGTTCAACCAATCTAATGTACACAAAACTCATTCGCTCTAATTCTGAAGATTTAGTTTCTTTTAAAGAAGATAGTATTTGTTCTTTTGTCATCATTTTTATTTGAAAATTGGTGGTGTATGAAATGCGATAAGGTATACTATTAATATATTAATTAATATCATTTTTCAAGAATTTTGTCAAGTATTTTTTCAGCCATTGTGTGCAATGAATCGTATTGCCAGTGCAACAATTGATCCTTGGGGGGAAGTTTTTGTATTTGCTTAAAAAGCTGCTTTTGTTTTTTTGTTAATTCGACGCTTGGTGGTCTAGCTTTTGAGACTTCAAATAGATAATCAACAATTTTTTGTGTTTTTAATATAGCTGCAAACTCAAGAGCGGCATTAGCTGGTTCAATGCTCTGTTTTGTCTGCACGCTACCTTTGGCAACTTTAACAAGCCAGCAGCCATTTGGCAAACCTTCATAAGCTTCAGTATCTGAAACAGGAACGTATCTACGGCCAATTTTTTTATACAAAGTGGGCATTTTAATTAATTTCTATTGTTTCTCCAAAAGGGGCTACAACTCCAGGATTTCCGTAACTGACGAATAATGTATCGCAATAGTTTGGGTCTCCCCAACTCCCATATGGACACATGTCCGTGAACATTATGAATAATTTTGGGGCAATGTCAAGTTGTTTCATGTACTTCCAATTGCATTCAAAATCAGTGCCTCCGCCACCTTTTAATTCGTAATTTAAAATATCAGACTCTTCATATGAAGAGTAGTCTTTAATATTATAAACTTCCGTATCAAAACTCCAAATTTTTATTTTCCAAGATTTAAAATCTGAAATAATTCCATTAACTTCGCCAATAAAATTTTTTATAGCTTCTTGGCCAATCGAACCCGACATGTCATAAGCTATGCAGATGTCAATTTCTTCTTCGTCCAACAAACTGGGAAAATAAATTCCCGAACTGTAACTTCGACGATTAGGTTTAATAAAAGTAAAATCGGATTTAATTTTTGACTTAATGCTTTCTCTTAATAAGTCCCTCCAAGGCAATTGGGGCTTCGTAATAGACCCAATAAGCCTTTCTAAGCCAGCTGGAATTTGTCCAGCTTCCTGCGAAGCTTGCGCAGCTTCAACAATTGCTTTTTTAATTTCATTTTTAATTTGGTCTATTTCTTCTTGCGATTTAGGAGATCCATCGGGATTTTTATAATTCTCTAAATGACTGTCAAGAACCATTTGAGACAGCTCTTCTAAATTTATTTTTTTAGCATTTTTATAAATGTCATCGTAAATTCTTTCGGCGGGCCAATTTTCATATTTTTTATCATACAAAGTGTTTTTAATTTGGGTGCCAATTCTATTTTTGTTTAAAATTGCATTAATTGCATAGTCAGTAGCTATGTTCCAAATAGTTGGATTTCTTTCTTCTCTGCGCAGAAAATGTTCAAAGCAAATATGCAAAATTTCGTGCGCGTAAAAAAATACTATTTCTGAAATAGTGAGTTTGTTGATTGCTACAGGATTATAGTACAATTTTACTCCATCTGTAGCTCCAAATGGAAATTTTTCAGTCGCAATAAGTTCTAATCTGGGAGCCAAATTCCCAAAAAAGGGCAACTGCATTAGCATTTTAACTTTAGCGGCAATTAATTTTTCTTCTACTGTTAGAGAAGAACTTGTTAGCGATTTCATTAGTCTTGGACAAAGATAAATTTTTCTACTTTTTCAATAAAGTCGTTATAACAAGACAGTTTTTCTGGATCGATTGGCAATTTATAATTTCTCAATGCCATTTTGGACCCCATTACAATAATTTCTTGTGGGAAATTTTCAAGCATGAAGCAGAAGAAATTGTCCACTTGAGCTTGCCAATTCTTAACTCCAATTTGTTCTTTTAGCTCCCTGCAACAATTTGTGACCAAAGCGTACAATATGGAAATGTCTTTTCCGTATTTAAATTTCTTTAATTTTCCACTGAGAATTTCTTCGACTTTGGGTAATTTTACAGTCAATTTTCTATGAGCCATAAAACTAATTGCCAATCCTTCTCCTACGCAACCAGCAATCAAAGCCGTCAATAAATTTTCTGAATTTTTTGCTTTTTCGCTGCGCAAAATGTCATTGACGAAACTCCAGCTCCTTGGAGTGGCAAAAGCTTTTGATGCGGATTTTGGATCAAAGTCAAATAAATCTTTTTTGCTCCAAGACAAGAAAGAAACAATAGAGTTATCTGCCTTTTTAGGAATTGCCCAATCATTCAACCAATCAGTAAAATCTGATTTTAATTCAAGGTGAATAAATCTATTAAGAAGGGGACTGGGCATTTTATATGTAACTCCCCTATCATTTTCGCGATTACCAGCTGAAATTACATCGACCCCATCGGGAAGCTTATACTCTCCAACTTTACGATTATGAATAAGTTGATAAGATGCGGCTTGCACCGAGGGTACTGCACTTGGAAGTTCATCAAAGAAAATCAAAGAATTGTCTCCAATTTCTTTTGGAAATTCTGAGGGGGGAGACCAGCGCATTTCTTTATGAGCTGAATCATAATAAGGAATGCCTCGAATATCAGTTGGTTCCCATAGAGCTAATCGAATATCAATTACCCGTCTGTTTAATTCGTCTCCAATTGATTGCACAATTTCAGATTTGCCAATGCCTGGAGGGCCCCAAATCATTACTGGGCGACGAACTTCCAAAGAAGCTAAAATAGCATTACGAAGTTCAGAAGGCTTTAGAATAATATTTCTCGATGGCAATTCGTTTTGATCTTTTGTTTTTGTGGTGCTCATAAAATTAATTTGCTAAAATTTCTTGATTTGTTTTATGCTTAAAAAAATGTTTTCTTAAATTTTTAATTCCAGTGCAAATGCTAAATCCTACATTGTTTACATTGGTATTCATTTTTTTAGCAATCTCTTCATAAGAAAGATTTTTATAATATCTTAATTGGATGGCTTTCCTTTGTTTTTCCGAAAGCTTTTCAAGAAGATTTGTAATCATTTTCGACTTCAAATCAAAGGACTCCGATTCCGTCAAAATTGATTCTGGGCTTTCATTTGTTTTTAATTCTTCCTCGTATGAAGAATAATCTTCAAGAAAAGTATACCGATCTTGTTTCTTTTTAAATTTAAAATATCTATGCTTGCTGCATAAAAAAAGCCAGCTTAATACATTTTCGAGTTCCATCACTTTTTTTCTAGATAGAACTTTAAATGCTTCTTGAGCACAATCTTCTGCAATGTTTTTATTTTTGCAGAATTTGTAAACAAATGCAACGACCCTGTCGAAATAAAGCTCGTGAGCTTCCTCTAGTGAACTTGCAGTCTCTTGTTTCATGAGGTGTATATTAGCAAGTAATTGAACTGAGTCAAGCTAATCTTTTCGAAGTTGAAAAACAAAGCCTTTTAAAATTAAATTATATTCAAGATCATAAATTTTCTTTTCGTCCATGAAAACAATTGATCCTTTAAAGGCCCCGTCCTTTTTAGACAAAAGGAAGCCAAATCCTGCATTTTTATGTGAATTTAATTGGCCGACAATTTTTACGACCTCTTGTTTCTCTTGAAACTCTTCAAAAGTCACATGTCCCGAAAAATATTCTCCTGTGGGTAAATAAATTTTTATATTTTGCCCCACTCTCAAATTAATAATTGCATATGGATTGGCAACTCCAATTTTATCTGTGCAATAAATTTCTTGATCAATTCTAAGTTCTGTTACTGGGGGAGTTCTCTTCTCCTCCTTCAGGGAAATTGGGAGAAGCGTTGATGCGATAATCGGGATGAATATAGACATTGTAATTAAGTATGTAGGGGATGTTGTTTCTAATAACGATATTGTCAGGATACAATGATATTAAATCGTGGTCAAGCAAATCCCATCTAACACACTCTCTTTTGTAATAGAGACCTATTAAATTTCCCGTGGCAGAATTTTCCCTTTTAAGCAAGTACGTTGTTAAATACTTCAAACAATAAGATTCAAGCCTTTTAAATTCAAAGTCATTCAGTCTAACTTTCAATAAACTATATCGATTAAAATTTTCAACGCTTACTGTTTGAGATCTTATTGTTGTGCATTTTTTATTTAATGCTAAAAATAAAATTCTTTTAGCCAAACCTTTTCTAATTAACGGCTTCCCGTTTTTTAGAAAATAAAAAACGGACATTCTTTCATACTTTTCTTGAGATGAAAGTTGTTCGTCTAGCATATAGAAACATCATCTTCATTGATGAATTCTACAAAATCAAAAAGTTCATACTTTAAAGTTGCCAAAAAAAATTTTGTTTTGCTTTCTATTTTAAAAATATCGTATGTTGACAAGCCTCCAATATCATTTTTATTAGCTATCCATTTTAGACCCAATTGCTTGTCAAATTCATAAATTAATTTTTCTAATTTGTCGTTTTCCAGCTCTTCGGGATCTAGCTTTCTTTCAAAGAGCCAACAATGATACTCTTCCATGTAATGGAAAGAGTTCATTTTAAAAAATTGGCTATTCGTCATAAACCATACTTAAGTTTAAAAAAAGCACATAGCTTTTTATTAGTTACACTTAAAATATAATTTTTTTTATTTTGTGCCATATAATGCAGACCATAATAGTTTTCTAAAACTTCATTAACGTAAGCTTTTTGAAAAGAATCTAATTTGTGCAATTGTCTAGCCCTTAAATAGGCCACAAAATTATCCGCATCTTTGTGATGATGCGGTATCACTTCAACTAAAAAGCAATTAAATTTATCTGAATCCACTTCAATTAAAGTATCGTTCATATTATTTATTTTAAGCTTACTAATACTTTTGGGTCCAATTTTTGGTTAGAGCTTTTGTTTTTCACTGAAGCTTTTTGCTTTCGTAATAAAATTAACTCGTCTTCCAAGAAGCGAATTTGATCATCAATATTGACAAAGTTTTGTTTTTCTTTTTGCGGAATTAAATTTCCTTGAATTTCGCTGGCTTCTAGTAACTGCCACTCGGCAGTTTTTTTATTGTATTCCGCGTACCCTTCGTCAAGCAAATACTGTTTGAATTTTTTGTTTTCAACGTCAATGCCAATCAAGGAGCCAATATAAGTTCCAAGAATTAAGCTTGCGCAAGAAATGGTTGAAACAATAATAAGCGTTAGTTTTTTCATGTTATTTGGTTAATTGTAGTACTGCTAAATCTTTTTGCTTTGCTTCTATTTCTATGTCAACAAGCGTTGAACAAAGAGGTAAGGAGCATACATAATCGGAATGGGCTCGGTCAAGCTTAGAATTTTTGCCTTCGCTATAATGAAATAAGGGTTTAACGCCGCCCCATGTAGAAACGCAAGCGTCGTGAGCTTGCTGTTCTGATTCTCCTTGGTTATTAATGAGTCTGTGATGGTAATCTAAAGTGATTGGCACATTAGGAAAAAACTTGTTGAGATTTTGATAAGTCCAGAAAGATTTGTCTTCTGTCTCAAAGACAAGGCGGGACATTACACTAGAAGAAAGGCGAGTCAAATTCTTAAGTGTTGACTGAATAGCCGTTTCTGGTGAAGAGCCATTGGAAACATGGATATTGATGGGGCAAAAATAAGACTGCGGTATATCAAGCATATCAAACATTTTTGCATGGTATTCTAGATTCCGAATACCATTGTCATTAACTTCGTCACGGTTGGATGAAATGATGCAAAACTGGTCGGGATGCGTAGACAAACGTCCGCCAGCTTGGAGATAACCTTGAACGGCAATGCGAGAAACTACCCACAAATAATCTTTAGAGCAGAACTCTTCCCAGTACTTTGCAAAGTCAACGTGATCAGCAAGCGGGAACATATTAGAGGATATTCTGTAATGAAGAATATTTTTAGAGAGAAGGTAAGCGAGAACATTATTTAGTTCTTGCAAGTTATGTTGCCAAACTGAAAAGACCTTTCCGCGAATGTCGGAAAGGTCTTTTGTACGATTGAGTTGTAAAGTTTTAAATTGACTTTTGTAATCGCCTAAAGTTAGGCAACAAACGCCGAGACGGTTTGAATTCATGAGTAGACATTAGCATATTAGTCCAAATTGTCAACTAATTTCCAAACGCCAAGGTTATATCTCTCTTCAAGAGCAACGGAGATATCCATGCAGCAAATATATGCTGCATGGTCATCTATCCTGCAAAAAAAATCACCCAAATAGAAAAAAAATAAACAAATTATCTTGGCTGGCATTTTCTAGAAAAAAACTGCCTAATTTGAGAATAAGGGTCTTTTTTTAGTTCGGCATCTCTAAGAGCTAAAGCCGTAGCTTTGCGAATTCCAACTTTCTTCACGTATGCGTCTTCTTCTGAGCATACTGCAATTCCCTTGCCTAGTTCTTTGCCAGCCGAGGAAGCAATTTCAATAATTGTTTCTCCGCCTTTGCAATTTAAGAAAAATTCACTCTTTTTTTCTTCGTCTGTTGGTTTAGGTAAGCCATGTTTTTTATAATATTTAGTAGATTGAAAAGCTGCAAAAAATTGAGATTTTTTTCCCGTCTGGGGGTCAAATCTGTAAAAATTTCTAACGTGGGTTACTCTGACCTTGTATCCTTGTTTTCGTAGTTCGTAAATAGTAGGAATATTTTTCATATTTTATTTCTTAAAATGTATTCTGGATCTCTCTCTCTATTATCCTCTGAGACGCATTCAAAATCAATCAAAAAAAGAGAACCTGAGTCAGATTCTACAATATTTTTCCAACGAATGTCATTGTGGTACAACCCTAAAGCTTCAAGTTGCCAAGCAATCTTTCTGATCTCTGGTTTAAACCTATATCTTTCTTTGGGTGGATATTTTAAATTTAATGAAATTCCACAATACTCAGTCCAAATCGTCTTTGTTTCATCTTCAAATTTAAAAAGTTTTGGCACGAAATCGAGCAAATGACCCGTAAAAAGATAAAAGTCTCTTTCTTTTTTGTATTTGTTCCAAGTTTTAAGGACTTTTTTTACGACGAACAATTCTTTTTGGCTTATCCACTGCTTTTCCACCAAAACTGTTGAGACTCCTTTTTTGAATTTCATCTTTTATAAAATCATATATAACTATACTGACTAAAAGTAAACCAATTGCACAACTTGTAATGCAAACCTTTTTGAAATTTTCCAAAAGATTTCTTGATTCCATTATTTGATCGCCAACTCTTTCAAGGTGACAATTCGTAATCACCGAAAGGTCTTTTAAAATCGGATCTGTAATTTCATATAATTCTCCGCTTTTTAAAGTTTCACTGCAAAATTTATTGGCATTTTCTTTATTTTTAAATTTTTCAATCAACTCAAACCAATAAATATTGGATTTTTCAATATTTTCCTTTAAAGAGTCCAAAGTTTTTTGTTTGTGACAATCGGTTTTTTCAAAATATTCTTTAATTTTTTCGTTTGAAATTGTGGATTTTTCATGCAGCTCAAAAACTAATTCTTCTGGAGTTTTTAATCCGTGATTGACTTTTACTATTCCATCGACCGTAGTAACTGCATAAGTGTTGTATACGTATGATAAGTTATCATTTGATAAACTAAAATTAGCTTTAATTCTTTGATAAGAATTAATTACATTATCGTTTACGATTTTGCCAAAAAGAGCTAATCCAAGAATAATAAACCCCAAAATAATAACAAAAATTTTATTATTGAGGTTTTCTTCTTCTGCGCTTTTGGATTTTTCTAATTTTGTTTTCCCTTGTTTCTTTTTCGGTGTCATATAATCTCCCTCTTCTTAATTCTTTTACGAATTCAACGGGGTCTTCGCCAAAACCCTTCATTATTTTAGTAACGCCTTTCAGTACTTCTGGTGCATTTAAACCAGAAAGCGAATATAAAATTACCTTATAAACGTAAGGTATATTTATGTTTTCTAAAATCATCCATGTGATCAACCCGCAAATTGTAGCTGCAAAAATTCTTTTTAAGCATTCACCTGTGGTCATTTTTTCACCACCCAAACTAAGTCTTGCAAGCATGGCTGCGCTACCAATGCAAAGTACGAGCCATCCTCCATCTCTAAAGGATTCTAATAATTTATGAGCGCCGTTGGGATTACTTTCCATTTAATTATATAAATATTTCAGAAAAAAAACACTCCCACTTTTCATGATGATCGGCTATAGATTTTTGATTGTTTTTTTTAAAAATTAATTTAGAAGCTTCTCTGTAAAAATTTGGAGATGGTGCTCCTTTATATTTCCATCTTTTTTCCATCGCTTTTGCATACAAAGATAAAGATACTAATGTTTTTTCGGCCAAAAGAATACCTTGGTCATCAGAAATGTATGGCAATGGACTTGAATCATTTAATCTTTTAAAAAAAATAATTGCAACTTCTTGGCATTCGTCTGGAGAGTCAGCAAAGGAAGCCGTCATGCACATCAAACTTAACAAGTCTAGAGGTTTTGCAATTAAAAAAGTTTCTTGTTTTTCTATAATTTTTTGTCCGAAAGCTTTAAACAAGAGCTGTCTAGAAGATAAATCTTCAGAATAGATGGCTCTAATCAGCTCGACTGATTTTTCATCATAAAGCTGTTCTATAAGGCTCATAATTATATATAATTACACAAAAAAAACCCTGATTCTTTCGAATCAGGATTTAATTTACTACCGCTTCAGTAAAAATAAATTAATTTATTTTTTATCTCCCTTATCTTTGGCTTTGCCTATATTTAAAGCTAAAAAATCAATAATTTTATATAATTTCCCAACAAAAGTGTCATCTTTAGGTGTTGGCGTAAGAGCAGCAATAGCAGAAGCCCCAGTAACAATAGAAGTTAAGGCTGCGATAATCTGATCTGCGTGTGCAGATAACCATAATAATGCTTTCATACATTAATCTTTACACATAAGAGCGCTCCAAGAAACTGGAAATTCTTTTTCTGCTATTTCTGCTATCTGTTTTGCAATGTCTCTAGTTTCTTTTTGTGTATCAGGCTTCAACCTAAGACTGCAAATGCGGGCAAAAGCATATAGAGATCCACTCCAATACCATTCTGTGTACATGTTTTGTGGCAAAATCATTCTTGCTTGTTCTGCGCACACCCCCATTTCAAGCATTGCATTGTATGTATTTTTGCAAATTTCAATAAGGCTTTTTACGTTGAACTCCTCTGTAAATTTTAAATCAACAAATTCATTTTCGTAACTGCCTTGTTTTTTATCTGGATTTTTTTTCCTCCAATTTTCTGGAAAGAAAAACTCTGGTTCGCTATCAACGTAACGACGAGAAATTTCATTCCAAGTAAGACCAATCTGATGCTTTGCTAACTGTCGAGCAACAAAAATTGGAGCTTTAATTCTTAATTGAAGAAAGCAGTGACCAAATGGAGTCCAATGCTTTTCTCTGGCAAGAAATTTAATTAATTTTTTATCTTTTTCTCCCAGTTTTAGAATTGGACGTTCGACATATTCCCTATTGTCTACTTGTTCTTTATTGTAACCAATAACCTCCCAGTGAGAATGTTTGGAAAAGCTAACTCTTGCAGCATTGACCACTGTCAAATCGCTGCCCATATGATCGACATAATCTACTTTCATTTGTAAAGAAATATTCTTTCTAAGTCTCTAAATCGCTTATCACTATGCCACACTTCATCAAATTGCGCAACATAATTTCCATCTGCTGTTTCTACTTTAGTTCCTTTCGTCAATTTTAGAATATTGGGCTGTGAGATGTTCGGCATATTTTTTTTCTGATTTAAGTTGCAACAGGAGGATATCAGCGCGATCAGTAGAATGCTGAGAACCTTCAGAGCGTAATTGTTCGATTTCTTCGGCAAGTTCAAAACATTTTTTTCGTGATTTTTCGAGAATATCATAATAAAAAGATTTATTTTTTAGTTCTAAATAAAGCGTTATGGCTTTTAGGAAGCTGATTAATAAATTCAACATGTTAATCGCCTTTTTCTACTCGATAAGAATCCTCATCAAAATGTTGAGTGGAAAATTCAAAAATTTCTGAATCTTCAATAGCTTCAATTCTATGAACGAGTTTCCTTGGAATATGAAAACTTTCGCCTTTTTTCAAAAAGACCTCTTGGGCCCGCGAAATATCGTTGTCCCAGCCATAAGTAATTTTGACTTCGCCACTTTGACAAAACATAACTTCATCTTTTATGACATGATAATGCCAAGACAACTTTTTGCCCTTAATAATTTTTAAAAGTTTTCCACAGTATCTGTGATTATTAGTGATCCATAATTCATAACCCCACCCTTTCGGAACAAAATGATGAGTCTTGTTATGTTGAAAGTCTTCTTCTATGTATTTGCTCATATTTTTTTAATAATTAAATTGCCGTCGTCAATAATTAACGCTTCAGATAAATTTGTATCGATATTAATTGTTTTAGATTCTAGCCTTGTTTTAATTTTAACTTTAGGAACAGTTGTATGACCGAGTACTTGAATCACTCCATCAAATAACTCTGCGTTTCTCCAATCGTTCCAAAGTAAGCCTCCTCTTGGGTATTCGCCCCCTCTATACCAATCTACCGCATTAATTGGTGAAGCTTGATCGGAATGGTATCTTCTATCATTAATAGCTTCTTCGGCTTCTTTGACTTTTTTTAACACTATTTCCGTTGAGAGTCCAAGTACAGGATGCCTAAACCAATGAGTGCTAATCCCAGCGTGAGAAAACCAATAGGTGATATTTTCGTGTTTTTCATGATGAAAATATTTAATCAAATTCCAATCAGAAATGTCTAGTACAGAATTAACTGCTTCGTATTTTTTTGAAGTAAAGCCGCTACAAACTCCAGATTTTCCCATTGGCACTCTATAATAATAATCATGATTGCCCATTAAGTGGATTCTATTTTTGTGCTTTAGAGAATCCTTTAACCAAAGAGCTGTTTCCTTAGCTTGTTCTGGCGTATCTCCAAAGTCATCAAAATAATCTCCAAGAAAAATAATTTGATCCGTCCAACCATCAATATGTCTATTGGCAAATTTAATCTTTTGGTGGATGTCCCCAACTATTAAACATTTCATCTGGATATTTTTCTTCGAATCTTTTTCTTAGCAAAGTTTTAAAATTATCGTATTTTTTAGTCAGTGGCAAGAAAAATTTTCTAATTTTCCACTCTGCATCTCCTAAAAATCTCCAAAGCTTCCATTCAAAAGTGGCTTCAATTTTTTTTCTTCTTTCTTCGTAAAATTTAGCTCTTTTCTTAATAAGAGAAATTGGAGTTCTTTCAATTTTATGAACTTTAATTTCTTCAACTTCGCCTTTTATGAAGATTAATAAAAATGTAATAAAAATATCATCTTCTCCTACTTCTCCAAGCCAATCGTAAATCTGAATTTCGATCGTTCGAGTATCCCATTCGTATGCTCGATCCTCTCCCTTTATGCCAAATTTTGAATCTGGATCTTTTACCCAATCATATTTTTGGACCATTAATTTTTTATCTTCTTCAATTTTGTAGGTAAATAAAGCATTTTCTAGATCTTTTGTTTGAAAATTCAAAAAGCCGTCTTCAATATCTTTTTGAATAGCTTCAAGGATATCGGGCTCTACAAGAGGAGCAATCAACTCTTTTTTTACTAAAACAGTATCAAACATTCCCATTTTTTAATTTTTCTAAAAGGTTTGAGATTAACGTGGATTTATCTTTAAAACTCTTATTTGCGCCGTCCAAATATCTAAAATGAAATTTAGCCGAAGATTTATTTACTTCAAATTTGTAATTCCAAAGCGCTTCTTTAATGAGATCTATTTCTTCTTTTGTAAAAAGTGGCTGATCATCCATAAATAATTTGTTTAAATTTATGAAGAGTTTCAGCTTTTTCTGCATGGGCCATTGTTTTACAACTATTCAATAGTTGTAAACCGTAATTTTGATTATTTTTTACCATTTCATAAACTTTTTTCATTTGTTGTGAATTTGAAAAAATAAAATCAGTTGTGATTGGATACTTTGAAAGTTCAATGGTATTCAAGCACTCTTCAGAAAATATTGGTACTACATTATAACTTAAAGACTCGTAAAATCTATTTGCAAGATGATTGTAGTAAGTGTGGGTTTTCTCGTCTTCTATATAAAGAGAGCAAAGATATGGAGTTAACCCATCTTTATCCCACTTAATGCGGTCAATAAATTTTTCTGTTTTAACTCCTGCGTTTAAAAATTTTTCGCGATTTTTTTGATGAGTACTAACAATAACGTCATTGTTAAGATATTTAGCAAAGTACTTTGTCCTGTCAGATCTAAATGACCCATAATAAATAATATCATTTTTACTGGAAAGTGGAATGTTTACTGGTGCGTAAATTAACGTATTTAGATTAAGAATGTTCCAATTATTAACGTACTTCATTACCACTTTACTTGGTTCGTGAGAGTGGTTTGCGATTACATCGTATTTTCGCCCGCGTTTTACTGCCATCCAAAGTGCGCGTGGTTCACCTAAATTATATTCATTAGTAATATAAAATAGTTTAGCTTCGGGATTAGCTTCCAACCAAGCGTAATCTACAAAAGAATAATGCGATGCGTGATTAAAAATAATTGCGTCATATCCAGATTTAATATTGTCATTGACATTTGGATAAGACCAAATCAAATCCGCTCCGATATAATCCGCAAGCGTTTTGGCGTTAAGAAGGTGTAAATTATTTGAAAGCTTTGAGCTTCCCTTGTGAGAGTCAATAATCAAGGTTTTCATAAAAAAAATATACATCAACTTTTCAAAAAGTCAAGTGTAAATATATTCGTATGCCCCTTCCAACCCCCCAAAAAAATCAAGAAGAAGATTCGTTTATGCAAGATTGCATGAGTGATCCCACAATGAACAAAGATTTTAAAGACCAAAAGCAAAGAGCTGCGGTTTGTTACCGACAATTTAGAGTAAGAAAAGATAAAAAATCTGATGCGTCTGAGGAGGTTAAGTGGTCCGATGTTAGCAAAGATGGAGCAATAGGATTAATTTAATATATATGAATAGGAGAGATTTTTTATACACTGGATTTATCGGCGGTTTAGGATTATCAATGGGGGATATTTTGAGACTGCAAGCTCAATCTTCTATTTCTCCTAAAGCTCGATCCATTATTCATATTTATCTACCAGGTGGTTTTGCGGCCCAAGAAACTTTTGACCCTCATCCCAACGCTCCAACAGAATATAGAGGGCCATTAAAATCAATTAAAACTTCTATACCTGGAGTTCATTTTTCAGAACACCTTTCTAAAACGGCAAAAATTGCAAATAAATTAACTGTCGTTCGCTCAATGACTCATGGTGAAGCTGCACATGAGAGGGGCACAACTAGCATGTTTACTGGCTACCGTCCATCTCCAGCTTTACAATACCCGTCTTTTGGCTCTATTGTTTCTCACGAATTGAAGGACAGAAACAATTTACCAGCTTATGTTTTTATTCCAACAAAAATAGCGAATAATGGAAACGATCCTGCTGGAACTGGCTATTTGTCTCAAGCTTTTGGACCTTTTAGCTTGGGCTCCGATCCAGCACAAGAAAATTTTAAAGTTCGTGATTTGGCTTTGCCCGAAAATGTTTCTGCGGAAAGATTTGAAAGAAGAAGGTCAATTTTAGAAACTGTCGATAGTCATTTTAAATATTTGGAAACTTCAGATTCTGTTGCAGCAATGGATGAATTTTATCAAAAAGCTTATGCAATGATATCGTCTCAAGAAGCGAGGGAAGCCTTTAATTTACAAAAAGAAACTGAAAAAATAAAAGACTTTTATGGAATGGGTCAAGCGGGACAAAGATTGCTGATGGCTCGTCGTTTAGTTGAAGCTGGCGTCCGCTTTGTGTCTGTAACTTACGGAGGATGGGACATGCACACTAATATTGGTGGCGGAATCGCAAAGCAACTTCCTTCTTTCGATCAAGCTTATGCAGCACTTATTCAAGATTTGGAACAAAGAGGCTTGTTGGATTCCACAATAGTTTTAGTTAGTTCTGAATTTGGTCGTACTCCAAAAATTAATAAAGATGCGGGGCGCGATCACTGGCCAAGAGTATTTTCTATTGTATTTGCTGGAGGAGGCTTTAAGCAAGGAATGGTGTATGGATCTTCAGATGCAACTGGTAGCGACGTAGAAGACAATCCATTTACTGTTGAAAATATGGCGGCGACCATGCTGAGTCAAGTTGGAATAGATCCAGAAAAACATTTAATTGCACCTGGAGGTCGTCCAGCTTCTATTGTTTATAATGGAAAAATAGTAAAAGAAATTTTATCTTAATTTACCAATGGCGTATGACGCCAGCTATAATTACAAAATTTGTAATTAAATAAATTAATAAAATTATACTTCTAATTATTGCTACTCTATCCGCAATGATTGGATCTTGGTGCGCCTTTTCGCCCAAAGCTTTAAACCATAAATAAATAAATTTATTCATTAAGCACAATGATATAATTCCATTTTGTACATTTTAGCCATCTTTACAAGAATGGCTTTGTCGCATTGATCGTAATAATTAATAAAATTAATTCTTTTTACTCCATAAGAAGCAAGATTTTTTAGACAATCATAACAAGGAGCGAGCGTTATTGCAACATCGGGGCATTCATGAGGTTTAATGTACCTTAATAAATTTGTTTCCGCATGAATAACAAATTGTCTTCTTTTATCTCGATCTGACCAATCAATTTCTATTTTAGGCGGCGCGCCATTGTAGCTAACTGCGGCAATTGATCCGTCTTCTCTAATTGCTACCGCTCCAACTTTACAATATGGATCTTCACTTCTCTTGGCTGCAACTTCTGCAAGCTGCAGCCACCATTCAAGTTTTTCGATTCTATTCATTAAAACAACTCTTTAATTACATTTCCGTAGACATCTGTCAAACGAAATGGTCTTCCATTATATGTATAAGTTAATTTTGTATGATCTAAACCCATTGCATGCAGAATAGTTGCATGCAAATCGTGAACGTGAACCTTGTCTTTTTCTGCACTTCCTCCAGTTTCATCTGTTTCACCATAGCGTTGTCCACCTTTAATTCCGCCTCCAGCCAACCAAGTGGAAAAAGCTCTACCGTTGTGATCCCTACCTGGAGCCCCTGCAGCTCCACCAGCAGTTACGGTGCGACCAAATTCACCTCCCCAAATAATTAATGTTGAATCAAAAAGACCTCTTTGTTTAAGATCTTTAATCAAAGCAGCAATGGCTTGATCGTGCGTCTTGGTTGTGCGAGGCATTGCTTCTTTAATGTTTTCGTGATGATCATAGCCCCCAATGTTCACTTGTACAAAACGTACTCCGCGTTCCACGAGTCTTCTTGCAATTAAAAGTTTGGAGCCGCTTGCATTTACCCCATACATTTCTTTAATATTTTCTGACTCTTTACTAATATCGAAAACGTCAGTTGCCTCCGCCTGCATTTTGAATGCAGTTTCAAATGTTTCAATGCGAGCTTCGAATTGAGCATCATATTGATTGCTCATATGGTTTAAGTTTAAAAATTTCGCAAAATCTAACTGCCTCCTTTGTCGCTCTAAGGAGGAAAATTGACTTTTAATATTATTAATTAATTGTTCTGCGGTAGCTCCAGCTCTATAATCAATATTACTTCCTTGATACATGCCAGGCAAAAAAGCACTCTGTCTTGAAACGGATGATCCGTTCAAGCTTATAAAGCCTGGCATGTTTTGATTTGCCGTCCCCAATCCATAAACTACCCAACTTCCTAATGAAGGTTTTGGAAGTTGAGCGCTGCCCGTATGAATAACTTTGGCAGCAATCCCGTGATCGGGGATTTCTGCAAACATAGAATTTATGATTGCTATATCATCCGCATGAGCACTTAATTCTGACCACACTTCTGAAATTTCTATACCAGATTTGCCGCTTTTTTTAAATTCAAAAGGAGAAGCTAAAAGTTCTCCATGTCCCATTTTTAATCCATTATTTTTTTGAAGGAATGGTTTATAATCAAAAGTATCGACGCTCGATGGAGCGCCGCCAGCAAATAAATGAATAATTGCTTTTGTTTTTGTTGGAAAGTGAGACTCCTTGGGAAGAGTTGGAGAAATTGCTTTTGCAGTATATGGATTCAATCCATACAAAGAAGCTAAAGCTAGCCCTCCGATCCCATTGCCAAATGTAGTTAAAAACTCTCTTCTATTGGAAAATTTAGGATGTTTGCCGCAGTTCATTTTTGTATTCTTTTAAATCTTGTATTGAAAAGGCTTCCCGCTTCTTATGGAAGAAAGTTCGATTATCAAAACAATAATCGCAGCTTCCATGATTTCTGCAGCTGTGATCAAATCTCCTTGAATCCTTGTATGGTTTTCTATGTTCCTTGTTGTGAAGAATTGCTTTTTCGAGGCCCATAACAATTATATTTACACAAAAAGACCTCCGTGTTGGAATCGAACCAACATTCGCAGTTTTGCAGACTGCTCCCTTGGCCATTTGGGTAACGGAGGAATATGTGTTATTACACAAATGGTGGGTAGTCTAGGTAACGATCCTAGCCAATCATTTAAGATATCTGATTTACAGTCAGAGCTGCGTCCTTAGCAGTATAACTACCCAAAGTGGCTCCTTGGGTACGACTTGAACGTACAGTGCTTTCGCGGAAAGTTAACAGCTTTCTGGGTTTACCATTCCCCTACCAAGGATTTTTTTAAATTATAAAAAGAACTATAAAATTTCCTAGTCTCTCCCAGTGTCACACCACTTTGGCAGGTGTCACCTCGATACTCGTCTCTCCGATCTGTCACACAACTTATATCGACTGAGAATTCCCAGTCCTTACTCCTCCGAGTTCTCCCAGAAGAGGCATGTGTCGCTCCTTTATTAGAGGAATTTGAAGGTTTTTGTCAGAGTGATTAAAGAATCTCGGTTACAGTACTCTACCTCCACACTCAAGTATTTCTAGCAGGGTTTTACTCGTTGCTACATTCCAATTACAACGAAGCCTATTACCAGTGGGTTTGTGGTTGCTAGAAAACATATAGAGTTTACCCGCGACTCTATCGGAAAAGAATACCTATATAAGTTGTCATACTCACAACCTATATATCAGCTCGGCTTGCTCCAGTTCTTTCCCGTCATATTATTGCCTATATGAGTGGTTGCAGGGGCGGGATTCGAACCCGCGCGTGTCAGCTTATGAGACTGATGTCTTAACCTCTTGACGACCCCGCGTTTAATTAAAAATCCATAATAATTTGTCTATGACCGTTTTCGTAAACTTCTACGATCTTATAATCAGGCTTACAACGAATAGCGTCTTTAGCCAATTGAAGACCATCAAGTCTACCATTCGTATTCTTAAAGAGATGCGCACTATATGCAGTAACGTATTCTCCTTTTGAATCGATGATTTCGTAACTTACAACTTCTCGTTGTAAGGGTTGGACAAATTGTTCTTTTTCCATTTTTACTTTCTACGAGAGCATTCCAAAAGTACGTCGTGAATAAGATGACGAGTCTTGTAATCTACAATTCGTCCCTTATCATCAACGGGGCATTCGCGCAGTGCTTGATCCAAATCAAATTGCGGACCAAAAACTTCGGCCATGCACTTTACTTTTCTCAGAATACCAATTTCTTTGTACTTGAGAATGGCCCAAAGACAATCGATCTGAGCCATGTTTGCGTTTTTAATTGCTTCTGTAAGCGTGGGGATTTCAGTTGATGTTTGCATATGGGAATACTAACAGAAAAGAGACAAATGTCAACCGACTTTCGTGCCATTTGCTACGAAAACTTGCGACAAATCCCAATCATCTTTCTTGATTGCATCTAGGAAGTTTTGTGTTCTGTAAATTGTTTTTGTAAGAATTTCATTTGAGTGGTCTTTCAACCAACCGTGTCTTGTTTTAACGTAAGCTTTAATCCATTCTTTTTCGTCTCCACCTAATGCGGGAGTAACTTCAGAAAATCTATTTCTAAGAAATTTTAAGATAGATCCAGAGTGAATAAAAGAATCGTAAATTACCAACATAGATAAATTTAATTTAAATCCATTTTTAGTGAACCAAGTTTTTGCTGGCTCCCAATAATGAATATCAAAAAATTGATCTTGTGTTTTCTGCATTATGGGGTCTTTTGCGGCTTCTTTTAAAAGAGCAATGAAAGCTTTGTCAGAAACAAAAGAGCGATATCCGATTTTTTCTTTATATGGTTCAAATTTTTCGGCAATAGCGCCTTCATTTTTAATATACAAATTAATAAGCGCGTTAAGATTGCCCCATTCAGTTGTTTGGCTTTTGCCGTAGGTGATTTGCCTGATTCCGTTTGGGCCGTCTTCATATAAAGAAATACACCCATAATCTCCTTCTGGGGAACCACTTTCAAAGACGTTTACTATTTTTTGAATTTTATTTTTAATTTCGTTAGACATATCTTATCCTCAAATCCATTTTACACAATTTATATGGATCTGTTGTTCCCGCATAAGACATTGCTGATCTAATTCCTTGTTCAAATTTTTTCATTAAATCAATCATCGAATCCTCCGAAATGAATAATACCGTCTGTTTTCCTTCTACGTATTTGGCTTCGCCTTTATTTTGGACAGAAGCTGAACCATAAAATAGTTTATAATCTTTCTTTTCGTCAGAAAACGGAGCTGGACTGTCGTGACAACTTGCAAATAAAGATCCCACCATTACTAAAGAAGCTCCAGCATGTAAAGCTTTGCAAGCGTCACCAACCTCTCTAATTTGCCCATCTGCAATAATTGGAACTTTTTTTGCAATTACTGAATTATTCATAGCTTCAGAAATTTCTTTTACAATGGAGTACATTGGAGTTCCAACTCCAGTTGTATTGTAAGTTGTACAAGCGTACCCCATTGATAATCCAACCTTAATAATGTCCGCGCCCCAATCAACTAAATCTTTTGCTCCTTCTATTGATCCTACATTTCCAACAATTAAAACAGGTTTAATTTTCCAAGGCAAAGAATGAAAATATTTACAAATTTTTTTGACGTTTAAATTGTGACCGTGGGCAACATCAATTGTGACAAAATGAACAAAAGCTCCAGAGTCCGCAAGGTCTTCAAGGAACTCATAGTCTTTATCTTTTACCCCAACACTAATACTTACCAAAAATTGATTATTGACTTTTACAATCCAATTTAAAATATCTTCGTATTCATAAAATCTATGAAGAATATAAAAATATCCAGCTTTCGCTAATTCTTCAGCCTTTTCAAAAGAAATGGTGCAAGCCATATTCGACGGAAGAATTGGATTATCAAAAATCCAATTAGAATATGGACTAGACAGCGGCAATTTAATTTTTGTCGAAAGCCGATCTCTCGAAACAACTTCAGAGTAATTTGGAACTAGAACTACATCTTTATAAGATAGGGCGAGCTTCATGATAATTTAGTTATTAAAATAGACAAATTTCCAAGAGAATTACCAATTATACAGTATCCCTCCAGCAAAATTCCTTTTTCCGTGCATTTTACTTTGGGATTCATATTCATAAAAATTTCTTCATTTTCTTTTATCTTAAAGATAAAAGCTCCTGCAGCCGCCTCCATTAAAACATTGACGTATTCTTGATCTAAATATTCTCCAAAAATGTTATTTGCTCCGATGATTTTTATAGATACTCTCATTTTGTCCATATGTATGTTTTCATACTATTACAGATATCTTCCATTTTAATAAGGGAAATTTCATCTTTTCTTCCCACTCTAGTGTATTTTGCATAAAGAGCGTCTTTAGCGGAATAAACTTTTTTATTTTGTACTACTCTTTCGCATAAAGTAACAAGATTTGCTCTATTTATGATAAGAAAATCAGACTCTCTTTCAAATGCGATGTAATCTGCAGCACCATAGAGCCAACCATTTGATCCAGCCACATTTTTAAATTCGACCCAAATTAAATCATCTTTTGCGGCAAAATCTGCCCTATTAATTTTTTTTCTTGCTTTAATATCAAAAGTATAAATTTTTTTGTCTTTGTCCTCTACCAAGAGGTCAATATGTGACAATTGTTGTTTTTTTGTTGCATCTTTTACTAAGAAGCCTCTAGATTCGGCTAAATTTTTAAAAGTTTTTTCCGCAAACTCTCCGTCTCTTTGGTTTTGACCGCTGTAATCGAACTTATTTCTATAAGTCATATATCAAATGTAATCTTTTTAGATTAAAAGTCAATCGCAATTATAATAAAATATGAGTTTTAATGTGGACGAAAACAGGAAATTAAGAAGGTCTTTGGGTAGAGACCTATTGGAGGCGGAGCCTTCTGCTATTGTAGAACTGTACGAATTATATTTTGATATTGATTTTCCTCCATTCCGATTTCATTCTGGAACAAATGGAATTACAAAAGACGTAATTTGGAGAAATAATTCTTATTATGCGACAGCTATTGAAGTTGAAGGTTTTGAAGCTAATACAATGGGAAGATTACCAAGACCAAAAGTTACAGTGTCTAATCAAGATTTTGTAATTTCTAATATTTTAAGGGAATTTGCGGACTTTAGGAATGGCAAATTTATAAGGTATAGACTTTTTTTAAAGAATTTAGACAGTGCTAATTTTGACGAAAATCAAAATCCGTTTGGTATGCCTGACCCAAATGCTTATTTAAGTCAAGAAAAATATCACGTATCTCAGAAATTAATTGAAAATAAACATTTAGTTCAATTTGAATTAATTACTCCATTTGATTTAGAAAGTGTTCAAGTTGCAGCGAGAGCAATTTATGGAAGGTATTGCTATTGGCAGTATAGGGGAATCGGTTGCAATTATCAAGGAGATTTAATTTGCAAAGAAGATGATAAAAATTTTTCTGTTTTGCCCACTAAGCACATTAAAGACGTTGCTGGAAAATTTATTGGAGGTAGTTTTAGTGAAGTTTTAAGTGCATATAAATGGAAAGAAAATCTCACTTATCTTAAAGGAGATATTGTTTACATGGAAAATAAAGATTTAAATGGTTTTAAAGACCCTAGTAGAACGTGGTATGTTTGTTTGCAAGAACATTCTTCAGTTAATGGAAACAGACCTGGATTAAAAAAAGATTCGAATCTTTGGGAAAAAGACGGGTGCTCAAAAACCATCCAAGCTTGCAAAAAAAGATTTTCTGATTCAAATTATTCTTTTGATTTACCAGATGACGGAGGAACTTATACGGCTTACAATGATTCTGATGCAGTGAATAAAAATTTGCCGTTTGGCGGATTCCCTGGAACTGATAGATTTAGATATGAATAAAAAAGAATTTGAAACAATAGAAGATTTGTTGAAAGAATTAAAAACATGCGCAGAAATGAATCTTTTAACGGAAATATGTGGATTTGTGGGAAAAAAAAATGAAAAAATCATATATAAGCAAATGCAAAACAGATCTAAAGATCCAGATTCGTATTTTATAATAGATCCTTTTGATCATTTAGATTTTATTAAAGATTATGAAACTTTATTAATTTTTCATAGTCATTTATGTGGAGATGAAAATCCTTCAGATTTTGACGTGAAAACTTCTGAAAATTGCTGTTTACCATTTTTAATTTATTCTATAATAACTGAAAAATTTTCAATTTATGAGCCCCAATACAAAGATTACGATGTAAATATTATACAAAGGTTAAAGGAATTAATATGACGACTGTAATTTTTCATGGATTATTGGCTAAAAAATTTGGAAGTCATGTTAAATTGCATCTAGGAAATTTAAATTTTTTATTTGTTGCGATAGATGCCGTCAAAGTAGGTTTTTTAAATTTTATAAAAGAAAAACAAAAAGAAAATCAATTTTATTCTTTTTGTACAAAAAGAGAAATCAAAGAAATTCATATCTTTCCAAGTTTGATTGGTGCGGGTAGAAATTTTGGAATTATTTTGGGGTTTTTAATGTTTGGAGCAATTGGTGGAGCGATAATTTGGGCAACAGGTTTGTATAAATCACCTTTGTTTTGGAAAATTATAGGTATTATGTTTCAAGTTGCAGGAATGATCTTAAATATATTTGTGCCTGGTGCAGGTTTTGTTTTGCAAGCGATAGGGACAGCAATACAAGCGTATGGATCTGTCCTAGAAGCTGAACAAAAAGCTGAAAAATATAATAATATAACTAGAAGGCTATCTGCTGGAGGAGGTTCCGCAGCAATAGAAATAAAAGGAAGAAGTTATGTTTTTGATTCTTTCGCAAATTTAAGCAAGCAGGGCAACTTGGTAACCCTTGGATACGGAAAAGTGAAAGTGGGATCTCTTTTAATTTCTACCAATGTTAGGAATTTTGAAACAAATTCTTTTTTTGAAAAAGAAACTTCATTTACAAACGAAAATTACATTTATGGTTAATGTATATTTATATGGAATTCTTGCTAAAGAATTTGGAGATTTTTTTAAATTTAAAGTTAATAATTGTTATTTAGCGCTTAAAGCCATAGATGTAAATAAAAAAAATTTTTTTAAAAAAATTAATTATTTGCACAATTTAGGAATTGATTATCAAATAATTGCTGATTCAGAAATAGTGTCTTCAAAAGATCTTTTTTTACAAAAAAGAAAAATTAATAATATTTATATTATACCTATGATTTGCGGATCAGGTGGAACCGAAGGTACTATTGGCGCTGCGGTAGCACAAAAAATAGGAATGGTGGCGACAAATGCTGCTGGACAAGCAGTTTTGACTACAACTGGACAAATTGTAGCCGTCTTGGTCAATGCCGCAGTATCAGCGTCAATTCAAATTGGAGTGTCTCTTTTGGCTAGAGTATTTACAAAAAGTGGTCAAGCGCCAGTATCAAGAATTTCCTTTGGCGGATCTGACGCTAGCATAGAAAGCGCACAAAGAAGTTACGTGTTCTCTAATCCAATCAATTCCACGAGTCAAGGTTCTAGCATTCCTTTTGGTTACGGAAAAACAAAAGTAAGCTCAAAAGTCATTTGGAATACAGTGAAAAATTATCCAACAAATGAAGTTTTTGTCAATCAATTTAATATTGATTCGTCATCATTAATTTTTCCAAATTCAATAGCGTAATGAAACATTTTTTACAAAAAAGAAAATTAACAATATTTGGCGCTGGCGGAGGACCAAAAGCTCCGCCGCCACCAATAATTACCTTATATCCTGCAGTATTAACCCCTCCACTGCTTGGCGATACAAATCAAATCACTTCGTTTTCTTATGCAGAAATGATTGATCTTATTTCAGATGGACCAATCGAAGGATTAGTAAATAAAGATGGAAATAAAGTATACGATGAAAATATTTTTGAAGGCATTTATTTAAATGATGTTGCAGTCAAAGAAACATCAAAAATAAATACTGAAAAAATATCTATTTCTACAATTAAAGAAAAAATAAAAGAATTGTGGGCAACGGATGATGCAAATAATATTAAAATAATCCCTAATAATTCTTTCCTTTACAAGGGAATTACTGATCAGAATTTCAAAGCAATTGGAGACGATAGATTTCCAAATGGAGTAAACATACGTTCATATCACCCAGACATTTCGTTATATCAATTTGTAAAACAAACAAGTGAAAAATTTGATTTAATTTCAACTGTTGAGAGGGCGTTTAATTCTGCACCTTCTTCAGAAGAGCGTCTATTTTTAACAATTGTTGAAATTCCTAGGATGGTTGTAGAGTTAGATTCTGGCGCATTTGATGAATCTGAAGGCGGCGTTAATTCTCCATTTCCATTCACTTTAAGTGCAACGAATTTAGGAAATTATATTTATTTTTCTATAGATGGCGGTTCATTAAATCAGTTTAATTACTTTGAAATGCCAAAAACTTTTATTTGGAATAATACAAAAACGCCAGCTGGAAAAAATACAATTTTAAAAAATAAAATTGGTTTTTCTTCAAAAAATAACAAAATTTATTATAAATAT